CCCCCGATACGAGCACGGCGCGTTCCCACGATTCCAGCGCGAACTCAAATACGAACCGCATTGACATGCTGCCCAGGTCATTGACCCAGCAGCGCCCGCGTCCGGGGAACAGGCTTTGCAGCACGGCGTTAACGCCCGGCGCGGTCGTCTCGGTGACATTGGTGAGCGCTTTAGCTAGGATCAACACTCGGAAAGCATTGTCGGCCAGTTTAAAAGTTGAAGTGGCGGCAGGGCCGCCATAGAAGGGCCCTTGATTAAAAGGCTGCCAAGACTCGGTCGGCGTCGTGTTAAACCCAAAATAGGTGCTGGAACCGACATTCAAGTAGCGATCTACGCCGACGATCGTTCCCCAAATGTCAAGCCCAAAACCTTGCGCGCTATCAACATTCCAAACGATATTATAAAATTCGTCAGTCCATTGACTTGGGTCAAGGTACGCAGCCATGTTGGTCATTAGCTGCTGTATACGCGGGCTGGCGGCGTATTGCTTAATCATACGAGCGTCACCGATATATCCGAGGTGGACAAAGTGGGCTCCTGGTCGATCCCAATCGTCAGCGTGTTTAACGTAGCTGTGCTGGTACCGATTAGGATCGATAGGATCGCGGCGGCGCTGCTAGTGGCCGCTACATTAGCATAATAGCGCGATGCAAAAATGGACGATCCAACTCGGGCACGATCGCCGCCGTCACCCCCCGTAAACGAGGACAAAATCGCAGCTTGCACCAGGCTCACGATATTCGCGGGAAGATTAGAGTTGGACTGCAGCTGTACTGCGAATTTAATCGGCACAGATGTGGGGCGATTAAATCGAATCGTTTGTGTGGGATAGGGATAAACGAAGGTGGCCGTATCCTGTACTGATACGGACGTGTTGCCGTTCATGTCGCAACCACAATCTTTTTTCTCAAAAATTGCCTGCGCCACGTCGGCGTCCGTTCCCCCAACAACCCCGACATAAATACTGTGTGGTGCCAGGGGGTAATTAGTTGCGCCGTAATTCACCGTTGCTCCGGTAAAATTGTCAACAGTGAACACGTCGATAACTCCGCTTATATCGGACACATTGCCGAATATCGCGGCGACGCTGCCGTGCGCATTTTTAGCGACGCTGGCGGCGCGGCGTGCTTCAAATTCAGCGCGGGTCTCCGTAGCAGTCCCTACCGTTGCCGCTTCTAGGTTGGTAATCGCGTCCCAGCCCGCGTAGGTTTGTGCTATTCGAGTAAGCTGCCCGATCCCGAGGCTAACCGCCCCCAGCGTCGCGCACGCAAACTCCACGGTAGCCAGCCCTGAGCCGCTAAACGTCGCGTCACCATTAGACACCCAGGTGTTTCCCGCGTCGTCCTGTGCGGTAGCCGATCCCGCCGGAATGGTCACCCCGGATTGGCCCGTCAGCTGGGCATTAACGACGCTGGCGGTTGCCCCTTTTCGGTATAGATAATAGATTCTGCCGATCGCATCTTGGAAGCGCCCCTCGGACGTAGCCGGGTCAACCATGCTGACGACGTACGCTATCTCTGCGTTCGCGGCCTGGATGTACCCAGTTGTGTCCGCAGCCATCGCGCCCTGCGGGCTGCTCGCAGTAGTGGTCTGGAGATTACCACCGAAAGCATCGTTTATGTCGGCCAGCACGCCGGATAGAATGGCCGTGCTCTCCGGAACAGTCACGCCGGTTGCGTCAATCGTCAATGCTGGGACGTTAGAGGTCGAGGACAAGAGTACTCCCGTCGGTCAAAGTTATTTGGATCTGACCGGTTACCCCCCGGCCTGCATATTGTAACACGGTCGATGCGGCAGAAACATCGGGAACCGTCTCGGCCTCCGTATCATACCAGCCGGCGAGCTGCTGTCTCGCCGGCGCGTATCCCAGAACCGCCGTATCGTATGGAATGCCACGATCCGTATCAAACGGCGCTTCCGCTTTCCACAATAGCCCCGCGCTAGCCACGTCTTGCGCTACGGCATATGCGCTTGTAGCGAGCGCGATATTACCGTTGGCATCAATATCCAGATCCCATGTATCGGGGTTAAGAAAAAGGGTATCCATACCTAGCTCGCTTTTGTGGCGCTGGTTGTCGCGCTGGGCAGCGCCTGTGTCGGCGTCGCTGTGTCCGAGCCAACTGCGGTGACTTTGTGCGTGTGGCTGGATGCCCAGGACAGTATGCGCTCGTCAACCAGCGCGTGGAGCGCCCCGCCTGACGAGCCGAGACTCACGGACGGACTCTGCACGGCGGCGCTGCCTGACGCCGTAACCGTGACACTCGGCGCTTCCACGGTTATGGCGGTCGGGCTGTGAATTACAATCCCGCTATCCGTAAATTGAACGTACTGGGCCGGCGTACCATTCAGGCAACCCCCCATGTAGATAGCATCGGAAAAATCATAGGCCCGATGACTGCCAGGGGGAGCCACCGCACGGGCGTTTTTAACCGCGCTAATGTCCCGGCTGCAAAAGCTGGCTAGGCCGATATCACCCACTGCAGGATCGATAATCACGGCGTTACTGCCCCCCTGAAGCCGGACGTATGGCACATTGCTGATCGTACCGTGGTCGATAGTAGCGCCGTCACCCGAAACCTGTTGCACTAATATGCGTATATCCACCTGCCCAACCGGCCCGGTACCCCCCGGTCGGACCGCCATCACTTGCACCGGGTGAGACGTAGCCATCTGGTTAATCTGCTGCCAGATTGAAAAACGTAGCTGGTTCCAACCCCCCTGATCGCTGGTCAGGTCGCGCTGCCCGTAATATCCGTTGTTATCTAATGGCAAGGTTGCTCCCCGCTGCTGTTGCAAAAGTGAACCACGCGCCGCCCGGTACCTCAGATTCTAGTCTATGCGTCAGGCTAATAATATACCAGCTGCCCGCGCATGACGGAATACTGGTAGTCAGGTGCACCGGGCTGCCGTGAAACATCGTAGGGCTGAACAAGCGTGTAAACTGTACCCCCACCGGGGTTTTTACTGGCCAGCCAACTAAGCCGGTATCCGGACCGACTTCTACGGTGTTCAGTTTGCGTGACGTGTTCCGAGGGGCGATAGCAAGAATACCCTGTTCTGGTAGATACCAAAACTGGATCTTAGCGTCCCCCGCGAGTTTTTGAACTTTTGCCAGCGGTGACCCAGACAAGTACTCGTCTGTCAACGTGGTGGTTACCCCTGCATTCTCCAGCGTGAGGTTTAGTTCTTTGGCTAAGTAGCCCATCATGCTGCTGACTTTTTGCGCACCCGGAAATGAGTAGGCGCTGCTGGTCTGCAGACTACCGATTAGTCCAGCCCGCGCTTCGACTACAAAAGGTACGTCTGGGGCCCCCGCGTAATCCGGCTGTGCGATATAGATCTCGCCCTGGAACACGCTGCCGTATTTGCCGTTATCGTCCGTGGCTTCGATCAGAATCGAGTTGCGCATCACGTCCAGGTTCTGATAATTAATAACCGTCAAACGGTTCGTCGTTTCTGCAGCGATACCATAAATCTCCGCACGCAGCTGCGCGAATTCCCACCCACCCGGCGCGTGGATTTCGCATTTGACGCGCATGCCGGTGTAAACAACCGTATCCGGGTCACCTAATTTATTAAACGACCCCGTAGCGAGCTTGAACGTTACGCGGATGTGTCGGGATTGAAAAGAAGAAGCCATCGGGTCCCCCAGCCATCATATTGTGGTGCTTCGTCACCCTGCAGATCGATTGCCGCCAAGTCGCCTACAAAGCCGGTATACTCCGCGCGGATAATAGCTGAGAGGTTTACTACCAGGACGTTTGAGCAAAGCACCGTACCATTCCAGCTCACACTGATATACTGGCGAGCGCCCAGCTGACGCAAAACGATTACGCACGGCTGCGTTCCCAGCGTGACCGCCACGGATTGTGACGCGACCGCATCAAGCGGCACTTGGACTACCGCCATTTGAGTGAACTCGCAAGATTTGAAACACGTGTGGACAAGCTGGCGGTCTGAGTACTCGACGTTGCCTGAGTCGCAGCGTCTTGCGCGTTTTTCGTACCACCTCCGCTATACGCGGCGGGGAGCTGTTTTACTTGCTGAAAAATGCAATCCGCAATGACCATCAGCGCACCATTACTCGCCTCGCGCTGTACGGTATATTCTACTAGCGTCACCCCGGGATAGCGCACCTCGGGGGTCACTACGTCGTAGATAGTAATTGCTCGGGTTTGGGCTTCCAACCATTTTAGAATCTCCCGCAGATCCGCTTCCGAGCCCTCCCGAGTAATACGGATCGGAATATCTGCCGGCCGCTTAACCTTGTTATAGGTGGCGAAACTGCCCGACTCTAGCGGGTAGTCAGATAGAGTTGCACTGCTGCGCACCCCCAAACTGATCACGCTTGTGACTTTTATCGGTTTTGTCGTTTCGCGGGAGTTGTAGATCCCCCATTCCCCTGCAGAGAACAAACTGGCCCATGCGGACGAGATCGCGCTTCCCAGCACAGAAACGATTGGAGCGGGAAGCTTGCTCAGCAGGCTCGGCATCCCCAGATATCCCATTACCGCATCCCCGTATCAGATTGACGAACGATCTCGCTGCGTATCTCTCGCACGATCCCTTTGGCGTCACCCGCGTTAGTATACACGTTTACGGTGCCCACGGTGGTGCTGGAGTTCCCACGTTTTGGGGCCCCGCTGAGCGCAATCCCGCTAGCCACATCGCCGGGTTTCAGATACGAGTAGCCGGCTTCCACACGGCTGATACCGTTTACTAATCTCGCCAGCACCGCGGGGTCTTTCAAGTCGAGCCGAGCATTGGCGTTTATCCCCGTTGACTTAGAAAGCGCCGCAACATATGCCTCGGTCTGATTTTCCCCAGCCGGCGCATATTTGGGCAGGAGCTTGCGGATCGTGTCAAGCCCCCGCGAGCTATCTAGCCGCAGCTGCCGAATTAACGCCGCCACGCCCTCTTGCGCGGATGAGAATTGCGCAAAACGACCGTCCGCCCCGCGTGTCGCACCCGCTTGGCCTGCGTATTCCAAGTTGCCGGGGTTATTGTAT